CCTACTCTTTCTAACTCTATTTTCAATTCTGTTTAACCATATCTCTCATTTCTAATACAACCAATTGCATTAGATCAACCTGGTCTTCTGTAATTTCTGAAAGCTTTAATTTTCTTCCAAAAATCATTTCAACTTTCTTTAAAATTTTCTCAGCATTATCGGCATCAGCAGTAACAAGTTTTGCCCATAACTTCGAGGCTTCATCTCTTACATCTTCAAATTTTAATTGTTCTTCTATCTGTTGCTCGCTTTTCTCTACTACCTTTGCGCCATCTAACTTTTCACTTTTTTCAATGGCTTCAATAATTGCATCTACTAGTTCTTGATAACCAAACTTAATTTTAGGAGCAAGATATTTAAATCTACTGCCCGCCATTACAGTTGGTGTCTTCCTTGTGTAAAGCCAGCGTTCTGCATTACCATCTTCATCCCAAGTAATATCAATATATCCAATAATATCTACTAACTGATTAACTATATCATATGCACGCTTTGGAATGGCAGGTCCAAGTATTTCTACTTCAGAATCATCTGCTCTTTTCTCAATGCGCTTCTCTACATGAGCAATTACAACTAATCCATAGCCAAGCTGAGTAATTTTACGCAAACAAGTTTCAAACTCACGCTTTGCGGCGGTATAACCACCCCCCCAAGGTATATCTGCTATTGTTTGCACTCCATGCTGAGCACATACATACTGTTCGCATAAATCCCAAGCAATTCCAACTGTATCAATGGTAATTGTATTATACTTTTCTTGAGCTTCCGGTTTTTCAAGTTGTCTTAAAATTAATTTAAAATCAGTCCATTTCTTAATATCTACAGCCATAGCACCAGAGATTGCATTCCAACCATGCTCAAAGCCGCATAGTAAATTTTTTGGAAATTGACAAGCAAGGGAAGTTTTGCCTACCTTTGGTAAAGAGTAAAGACAAACAAACTTCCCTCGTAAATCTCTTGATATTACCGATGGCTCTAGATTCAAAATATCAATTCCAGCCATCATTTATCTCCTTAAAATCCAAGGTCAGCAAACCCATTCTTTGTAGACTGCTGCGGCGCCTGTCTTGTGGCCGCTCTAGACATATCTCTATCTTTCTGCTTCTCAAGTCTAATCTTTCTTTCTGCAAGAGCGTTCTGAATCTCTGCATTATCGAAAGCATAATCACCCTCAAGTGGCTCCTGCGAACCTCCAGTGATGATAAGGTCGCTTCTATTGATAGTTCTTGTCTTCTCAATTGGCTCACCAAAATCAACTTCCTCGATAATTGTCTCGGTTGTTGCAGAGAAATCAAGTCTACCATTTGCCTTAACAGTATTACCAACTTCCCAATAAGTAGATACTGCGCTGATTACGCCCTCGCTCTGTGCGAACATAGGAACGACATCAACCTTTCCACCATACTGCGGAATAATTGCATCAATTCTATATCTACCTGTAGCTTCTCCATTTCTATCAATCTCTTCACTCTTGTTAGCAACTACAAACTCTGCTGTATAAGTTGCTTCCGGCTTGCACTCAGCCTTAGAAATGCGATTGACAAATGAAGCATTAATTCTTGGGAAGGAAATGAGTCTACCATCTGCGCTATAATACTCATTCATACGAATACTTGCATTAGTGATACGAACTCTGTCTGCGCCATCTTCACCATTGTCAGATGCTGCGATACTTACATACTCATCAGCAATTTTCTTAATTGACTCATATGCTGGGTTCGGTGTACCCTTATTTGTCAGCTTCGAAGCAAACATGTGAACCGGAATAGCCAGTTCCTTTTCTTCTCCACTAATCTTCTGAGTAACCTTAACTGTAATCGAACCGCCAATAGATTCTACTGTCTGTCCATTCTTATTAAATGAACCTGGCTTAATATCAATTTCAGCGAGAATTCCTTCAATCTTACATCTATTTTCTGCCTGTCTTAACATTAATTTTACCTCATTTGTTTGTCTAGTTCTGTTTGTTTAAATCTGTGTAAAGAATAATAATGGAGGGTTTATTCAACCCTCCTATTTAATTACTCCTCGTCTTCGCTTGGAACAAATACCTTGCCCTCATCTGTAAGAACGACGTAAGTAATCGGCTTATCAGCACCCTCAACTTCAACCTTCTCTCTCATAGCGAGGCCCTTCTTTGTGAGGTCTGTTACGTTAGCTCCTACCGAACGCTCTGTTCTATCAAGTGCACTTGCAAGCTCTGGGATAGAAACCTTTCCACCATTGTTCTTTACATACTCGAATACTTCATTTGACTTTTCTGTAAGCTTCATAATTTTAAAATCTCCTTGTTTAAATAAATTAATAAATGTGTTTTTCTCTGAAAGTTTCTCTCAACTTTCTATAAATATTATACTAAATTTTTGAATTAAACTCAAATTTTGATTTCTCTACTTACATAACAAGTAGTCCAATAATTTTTGCGTTTGAAAGTTTCATTGATTTTGTTCCCTGTGCACCCTTTGAAAGAAGATTTATCTCATTTAAATTAATTTTAATTTGTGCATTGGAAGCCACTACAATGGTTTCTCTTTCATTGTTTATAGGAGCAAAAGCTATTAGTTTATCATCATTATCTTTGAGCGAGTGGATTTTACTTCCTTTTGTTGCTCTTCCGGTTATTGTAAAATCTTTTGCGGTTGTTCGTTTAATATATCCTTTTTCACTTACGCTTAAAAATTCTTTTATGTCAGAAGGAATTACCTTAGCTGATACAAGAACATCACCATTGTTAAGAGTTATACCCTTAACTCCCCTTGCTACTCGTCCTATTGGACGAATATCCTTTGTTTCACACAATACGAACTGACCGCGCGCAGTCATCATACCAACTTGTTCATTGTCTACAAAAAGAATCGACACTATTTCATCGTTATTATCTAAGTTTAGAGCCTTAACACCGCCTTTGCGTTTTATGTTATACTCTGAAAGCCTACTTTTCTTTAAAATACCTTTTTTTGTAAAAAAGATTATGTGTTCTTTTTGTTTCTTTTTGTTGAGGAAAACAAGTTCTTCAATGCGTTCTCCTGCACTTAATTCTACTATGCTTTCAATTGGAATTACTTCTTCAAATTGAAGTTCAGAAGGCATTAAATGGAAGCAGTTTCCAAGATTCGAGAAAAGAAGAACGGTGTCAATGTTAGTGCCTGAAGCAGTAGCAATTACATATTCTCCCTTACTCATTTTGAATTTATTTCCCACACCTCCGCGCCGTTGTGAGTAGAGCGTAGAAGTGGTGGTAACATAGATATTGTTTTGGTTCGACAGATTGATAAGTAGCTCTTGTGTTTCTGTCGGTTCTTCATCATCTTTTGAGATGTTGAGAATTTGTGTGCGGCGCGCATCGCCAAATTTGTTTGCTACATCGCGCCATCCCTTAATGAGTTGAGCATTGAACTCACTTTCATTGTTAATTATATTATAGATGAATTCTCG